TATCATAGCCTTTAGACTACAAGAAGAATCTATAAGAAGTTGAAGTAAGTTAGAGAGGTTAGGGTCTTCATTAACAAATTGATCTGCAAGCCATTGACAATTCTCCAGAGTTACATTCTCAGGTTCAATACCTGTTCCCTGAAGTGCTCCTACAAGCTCAGTAATGATTACCTGTTCTACTGAAGAGACTTGATCTCCCTGGCAGATACCAAGAGCAGGAATATCTGGCCCTGTGTATTGAACACATTGGTCAGAAGTAATATGATCACAATTTACAAAGCAATTAGAATTGCAGCTCATTAGTTTATTTTATTTAAAGACCACTTGTTATTGCACCAACTCTTGAGAGAATAGTGGAAGTAGAGAAGTGTGGTAAATAGAAGTCTGAGGTCCAAGTTAAATCCTCCAGTATATCCTTATACCTAGCAAGAAGCTTGATTTTATGCTTAGGGAAAGGCTTCCGAGTTAAGTATAGTTCATTATCATACTTATTCTTAGCATATTTAGCTAAAATGACATCAATACTATCAATTGCCTTAAATACACTCCCACAATCATTACAGTCATTTAATAGATAGCTAACCATTTACTTATTTTTATTAATCCCTGCTGAACTTTAGCATAGCATAGAGCACAGTATCCATCATGCAAGTTACATGAGCATCCTACATCCACTTTACAATATTTACACTGAGCCATGTAGTTCAAGTTTAACCTCCTGCTAGGTAATAGCTAGGATTCATATAGAAATTAGGCTTATTGTTAATAAGGTTATGTAGCATCTTATGTGCCTGCTGATACAAGGTCATAGCTACCAGAGAATTGCACTGGTTAGCTGCAGCTACTGCACAGTCTATACTATAGTAAATTTCATCCAGGTAGGCCATCTTCTGTTTCTTAAGATCCTGTGTGCATACTACAAGGTCTGTATTCATAAGAGCTACTCCTACCTTATATCTAATTTCAGTAGTTCTAAGAAATGACTTCTCTTTAAACCATGAAAGTATAGGGTTTACTGTCATCTTTATAGTCCATATACCATCTGGCAAGTGTGCCAGCAGACCTGGATCAGACACACAGGTTAGATTAAGATCATTACTATTAAAGATGTTTAAATTTCCTGTATTATAAGGTAAAGTAACCTTTGGGAAGGAAGGAGCAGTTATCTCCAGTGTAGGATTGATTATAGCAAATCCAGGAGGGTAATAGGAAGAATCTGCTACCCCTATTGTAAATAGGTTATGCAAATCAGGTACAGTAAAGTCTAAAATAGGTGAACTTGTGTTTATGGCCATTTAAAGTGAGGTTGAAAAATATAGATCAATTTCTAACTGCCTACGTTGTTTTAAATCTGAGCTTACAACTAACTGACCATCTTTATGATACTTATCCCACATCATAAAAGCATCAGCTATTGCTGGATCTAAAGGATTAGCCTTAATTAGTCTAAGTAGAGTACTTCCATGTAATGCTCCAGTTCCTTCATTATAGGCAAAATCAACTAAGGCATCAAATTGATTCTGGTTTACAATAACAAGTAACATTGCAGTTACTGCTTTTCCTTTAATATCTATCTGCCATCCTAGTAGTCTCTCAGCCTCAAATTGAGTAATAGAAGGATCATGCATAGTTACATGATTACCATTTCTGTAGATAGTAGATCCCCATCCTATAGTGGGAACTCCTGCAATATCCAGGTAGGGATGTAGAACACACCCTTCCTGAGACTTTATTAAATTGATCCCTTTATCTGAGGTTACCATATGATACTAAAAGAAAAGGGAATAGGAAGTTGTCTCCTATTCCCCTGGAATTGTTTGTGATTTTGGTACCTAACCTTGAATCTATGGGAACAAAGTTGTGGTACTTGTGGTACTTGTACTTGTGGTAGAAGTAGTAGTAGTGGTTGTTGGGTTAGTTGCACTCTGGTCAACTGGTGCTCCAATAAATGAAGTAAGTAGTGTTTCAAATGCTCCTGCAGTTCCTGTAGCAAATGCCAGGATGATAGTTTCCGTCTGACCTACAACATCAGTAAATTCATTATTGGCCTGATAGGGAATGTATTTTAGGTAATAGGTATCATAGTATGTTCCGGCAACCACGTAGGAAGTGAATGCTTCATTAAAACCACCCATCCTAAAGAGGGATTTGAGTCTAGAAGTTTGGAAGCTATAAAAGTTACGCTCAAGTTGTGAAATCTGAGCAGATGATCCAGCATCATAGAGAGATCTCTGATTTACAGTAACTGTGGCTACCTGAGCACAATAATTCAAAACTTCAAAGTCTTGAGTTAAGGCAGGATCTGCAGTTGCAAAGCCACGGAACCATAGTCTATCCCATTCGAAAGGATCAGCAGCTGGATCACAAGACTGGCCATAAACAGTTAAAGGAAGTTCAGTTACTACAAGAGTGGAGGTTCCAAGGGAACTCTGTCTCTGGAAAGTAAGATACTTACTAAGTAAAGGATCAGCCTGAAGTTTAGCTACAGCAGCATCTACAAAATTCTGTATATCAGTGGTTGCAAGTACTGTACATGGTGCTGTTCCACAGTTACAACAAGCTGAAGTTACTGTTACTGACCTTGTAAGTCCATTATAATAGAAGGTATCTATATAACTTGAGTGAAGTACAAAGGTTATGACAATATCCTGCTGACATTGAAGAGTAAAGTTGCTAAATGTAGTAATCTGTACAGGTACATTTGAGTTGGCTACAACCTTATACCAGTCTATTACATTAGATATAGCAATCTTATCTGAAGTCTTAGTTCCAAGACCAGGAACTACTTCAACCCTACCTTCCTTAATATAAATATAAGGCTTGGCAGCAATTGTTCCTGAAGTTGCTATTGTGTAATCTGGATTATATACCCCAATCTGACCCCCTGTTAGAGTCTGAGGTGCTCCTGCTCCAAGAGTTCCTGTAGTCGCTACAAATAGTGAGGTTATTGAATAATCACTCATTTTATTATTGAATTTTGTATTTTAATTTATTCCGATGTCTTTATTCTAAGTTGACTATAATCAACATTATCTTTATCTCCTATACTCATAGCCACATCCTGTATTGCGTAGTTTAGGATCTCATCCTCTAGGAAAGCTGGAAGTTCCGAGTCCACTTTAGTGGAGAGAGTTCCATCAAGATGTGTATATCCTGGATAATCTACTGAGGCAGGGTATCTTAAGTATCCTATAAAGATCTTAGTATATCCAAATGTGCCATCTGTGTATATCTCAAGTTTATCTCCAGCCAGTGTATCAAAGGTTTCCTGATACTCAAAGGATGGTTTATATTGATTATTAGCTAACAGCAGAGTTACATCTGCATGTTTACTTAAGTCGTGATCTATATAAATAACCCTGTCTATACAATTTCCCTTATCAGCCAGAGCATAAGCATCTACATAAAACATGTAATTAGTTATCCCTGTAAGATCTACAGTCCACTTACCAAGAAGCTCATCAGCTAGTTCTGGTACAAGTTCATGATCATGTGAAGGTTCAACTAACACCTGAAGATCTTCATATCTCTTCTTAAAGGCTTCAAAGCCAAGTCCCAGAGTGTTATTTGGGTTGATCTTAACCTTTATAAGCTTTATTATTGCTTCATTTATGGCTAAAATCTTATTTTCTAAAGGTATTTGCTGGTGTTGTAGAGTAGCAAGCTTATTTAGTTTAGTATCAAACTTAAAAAGTAAGCTTTCTACTGGTATCATGTACTAGCAATTTTTTTAATCTTTAGTTTCTTCTCTAGTGCAACTACATCTTCTTGGTTCTTCTCATCCAGGAGATCTTCAAGGAGTTTCTCCCTAGATATATATACCTCCTGTTCTCCTTCAAATACTTTACCTTTCTTCTGTCTATATATTTGGTTCTTAAATGCTTGTTCTATTAAATCCTTAACATACAGTGAGGTATCATCCAGATCAGCATACATATTAAACACAGTTATTGCATTCTGGCCCTTAAATATTCCTGTAGGTAGTTCTTTATGATTAAGGAAATCATCCATCATATTGTATACAAGTTCTTCCCTTGTATTATCATATGCTGGCAGGTCACACAGCCTGGCTATTTTCTTCTTCTTATCAGGAGAGAAACTGTTAAACTTGATGATAGCATCATTAAATAGTTTCTTCTTGGCGTAGATAATAGCTGCTTCAGCATTTTCATCCTTAACATAGTAGCTAGTATCTGGAGGATACATGCCGTCTCTATAAGCTTCAAGAGATGAAGCTATTTTAGGATGTACACTTAACCATGCGAAGGTGACTGCTTCAATAGGGTTATCTAGATTAAAAAGATTATCTCCATCAATTAGTCGGTATGGCTCTACTGTAAGTGCTAGTCTCCCATCTTCTCCCCTATGAGCAGATCCAAAGTTGTAATAATTAGAGTTTCTGTCTAACTTAAGTTTTAGTTTTTCCTCAAGGTCTTCTCTCTTCTTATCAGCGTCTTTCTGCTTAATTCTTTTAACCTCAGGATCTTCTATCTTCTGGTAGATTACACACTGGGAATCAAGGGCTGTTCTTATAGTACCATCATTTTCTCTAAATGGAAAGAGTCTTACTCCTGCTCCAGGCATCCTGGTCATTCCATGTTGAAACAGTGAATACTCTAAGGTTTTACCTACACTATACTGTTTAGGTATAACACTAATGCTAGCTGTGCTCATTTGTATGTAGTTATTTGTTGTATTCTGGTTTTAAAAAGGTTGAGGGGGGAGTATGTCTTAGGAAGGAATATGTTGACTGTCTCCCCACCTCGGCGGGATAATATTTTAGAATTGTGGCAATTGTTCAATTACTACACAACGACTAAGATCTTCAATAAATACATCATAGCGATCTTCCATCCAGATTGTGTATCCAGGCTGCATACTTCCTGAATTCATCCCTTGAGAAGCTGCAAAGCCTAGATGGCTTCTACGACCATCCTGGTAACCCCATGTCATAGAAGGTTGACCTTCCTGACGGATTTCCCTAATGTTGTTCCTTGGAGTACCATCTCCAGTTGGAGATATATCAAATACCAGGAATAAAGGAGTAGATTTCTTATTTTGACCAAACTCCAAGTTAGTTTGAGGAAGGTCAAGTTCTTTTAAGTGAACCAGATCAATTCTACCTGTTTCACGAGTAACCATTGAGTTAAAGGCAAAGTTTAAAGTAAGTTTTTGTTCAGCTCCCTGAATAAACCTGTCATCTGCTATGATTGTAAGACCTGAGTTCATAGCATCATCTTTCAATGCCTGATCAAAGAGGTCAAATCCTGCTTCATTGGTATACACCTTTACCCTACGATCTTTGACATCTACCCTACGGTAGAACAAGTCTCCAAATACATTACGGAAGATGTTTGTAGTAAACTGGCCAGCACCAAACTGTACAAGATTACCATTATTACGCATCCTGTAGTATACACCAGCAGAGAGTTTCTTAATTTCTTGTTTAGAACCACCGCTCCTTGCAGTACCTGGTTGAGACCAGATCATCTTATTCATTTTCAGATCAAGAAGCTTCTTACGCATCAGGTACTCAACATAAGGTTCCCAACGTACATCATTACGGGTGACAGCTTTTTCATTTCTCTGGTTATT